ATAAAGGCTTCAATAAAACCATAATGAACAACATTCCCTTCAGTAGACTTTATATAACCTTGTTTTTCCCAAGCATCATAGTTAACATGGTCACGCCTAACTCTTAGTGGTATAGTTTCTTCTGGTAGCCAAAAGAATGGTAGAATTTGATACTTATCATCATCATTAAGTGGAGGAAATACCAATACCAATGCTGTTATATCTGTTGTACTTGATAAATCAAGCCCGGCATAGCACTCACGTCCTCTTAAACTTTCTGCATCTACTGCAAAATTACATTTATCCCAAATGTGCATCGGCATCCAACGTACTGATTGTTTAACCCAAAGGCACAATCTTAGCTGTTTAAATGAGTTTTCCTCTGATGGATTTTGCCTTGCATTTTCACAGGCAATAGCCAGTTTTTCTGCATCAACGGTAACCCCTAAGCTTGGATTAGCTTTTTTCCATGTTGCAAGCTTTGTCCAATCATCGTTTTCATCAGCAGCATAAATGGTGGGGAAAAAAGTATAGTCAGTCTTTCTGCCTTTTAAAATATCTACCGCTTTAGAATGCATTTCATACCCAATACTATGCATATCATTACCAGCAGTAGTAATAAGGAAGTTTAAAGGTTGCCTTCTTGCATCAGATGCACCATGAAGCATAACCCTTGCCATCTCCCTATTTGCAACATGAAGCTCATCATATAAAACCGCATGTGGATTTATACCGTGCTTTGAATACGCCTCGCTTGATAGAACTTGATAAAAACTATTCGTATCTGCGCAGGCAATACGCTTTTGTGATGCCATAACCTTGAGCCTTTTGCTCAGTGCTGTAGATAAACTAATCATATCAACAGCAACAGTATATATTAAACTTGCCTGTGCTCTATCTGCTGCACACGAGTATATTTCAGCACCATATTCACCATCAGCCATTAACATATACAGTGCAAGTGCTGCGCCGAGCTCTGTTTTACCTTGTTTCTTGGCCACTTCAACATATGCAGTAGTAAATTGCCTATACCCGTTAGGTTTTATAATTCCAAATACATTACGAACAATTTCTTTTTGCCAAGGCAATAGTTTGAAAGGTTTATTGTACCACTCACCTTTAGTGTGCCTTAAACTTTCAATGAAGGCGACTGCATATTCAGCTTTGTTATTATCATAGGTTGATGTTGGCAGTGCAAATTTCGTAGGAGTAAAGATTTCGTGCTTTCTTTTTGCAATAACAATCGCCTCCTTCCAATAAAATGAGCAACAAAAAAGGCCCCAACTTGAAATTGAGTGCCTTTAAAAAAGTATTGCTTTTTGTTATCTTTCCCCAGTGAGTATAAATTTCGAATATTCCTTTCTATGGTATTCAATCAAGAAATATAGCTCATCGAAGTTTTTATGATGTGCCTCTTGTTGTACTTCTGCCGCCGAGAACATGTTAAACTTACCTTCATTTTTTATAAAAATAATTTGTTCGATTACCTTGTCGGATAAGATATAATTCTTATGCTCCGCTATTAGCTCTGTGCAATCAGGAATATAACTTGAGTACCTTAGATAATGATACCCCTCACAATTTCCAATTATAATATCACTACCGCCATCTGCCATAATACCGATGCAATGCCACAGTCTATTGGTGTCAATGTATTGGAATTCTGCGTTGTTGCTTATAAAATCAAAATCATCAAGCAGGTTTTCTTTGAAATGCTCCCATTGGTTAATTGGTAGTTCAATTATTTTCTCTATAACAAATTCTGATTTATCACGTTCTTGACCAGTTCTGCTTTTAAGCTCATCAATATTTACAGCTTTTCTTGCGAAAAATGCTTTGCTCATAATTTTTACCCTACCCTTCTGTATCCTAAATCATCTTTATTAAAATAGCTATATCCGAGTTCCGAGCAGTCAGGGTAGGTGGCATTGTAACAAAAGCAGAACTCACCATCTTTCGAATCCAATTTATAGCCACGCTCTGCTATTTCCTCTGCGGTTTTAAGTGGCAGGGTAATTAGCACCATATCGTCTAAAGTGTTTACCGCAATGTGCGTTATAACTGTTGTTTTATCTTCCACGTACCTAAATGCTAACCTTAACACCTCGTCGCTATCTATTCCAGGCTGATTTGCATTTTTGAAAAACACATCAAAATAGTTTAACAAACCTTTGATTACCTCGGCATCGCCCTTTACTGGCACGAACATTCCCATAAGTGATGCCTCAGCTCTTGCCGATATTTCACTCTTAGTCATTTTACTGGGACACCTCTTTTTCATAATAACATTTATCACCAAAATGGTTTGTTATACGTTCAATTATATAATCGCTATCGAATTTTTGTTCTTTTACAGTAATGGTAAGGCAAGGGTCTGAGTGGGTTAGTGCAATTTGACCTTTAAAATTAAACGATGCGATATACCTTTCACCAGTCTTTTTACCCTCCACATATATCCAGTTATGAAAATCGTCTAAAGTGTCGTATTTTTTTAATAATTCGCAATTTGTCATTTTACTTTGCCACTCCTTATACCAGGGAAATTATAGTTTCCAAGTTTTATCTGTTCGTGGTCAGCTTCAACTGCTTTTTTGTAGTCTGGGTCTTGCCTTTCTTTGTTAGAGCAGGGGATACAGATGCAGTCCGTACTAAACATTGAGCAAATCCTCCCATCTTTAAGTGAGCCGCCACAATGCGTGCAGGTAGTGCGAGTGAAAAAATCATCCATTGTTAACCATTGCCCCTTCCTCATATAACTCTTTTTGCACCATCAGCATTTCAACAATAATTTTAGCATAAATGCCATTATGTGCTTTGCGGTCTATTGCGTATAAATCACAGCCCTCAGCAAAGTCAAACCAAACATCAAAAATGCCAACGTCCTCGTCAATAGTGGTATTGAAATTAACGAATATTTCTGTTTTTAATATATCTTTATCCTTTTTGCCCCATTCCCTTTTAACTAATTCTGTCAATTCCCTGATTATTTCTTTCGAAGGCACAAATGCAAAACATACGCATTCGCCATCTGAGCTTATTTCTACTTTTTTATCCATTATCATTGCCCCCCATTAATTAGTTCCGAATAACAAAACAGTAGCCTTAGTGCCTTCTTCTTGCGTATCATAAAATTCATTGTAGCCAAGTTTAGGGGTCATAAATCCTTCGGCTAAAAATTGCTCATTTCCAATGTGCGACTGACCATTTCCCTCGCTGTCAATAGAAATTGCAACCAATGCATCAGGTTTTTTTAGTTCTTTCAAAGCTATAATAAGCTCCCTTACAGTAATTGCTTTCATTGCAAAGCTCCCTTCAAATATATAATGCCACCATTTAGGGTGGCTTAGTTCATATGATACTTGTAAATTCTAATTTGCTCTGATAATAATTTGACCTTTGCACCAGCTAATGTTAGCCCATCAACTTTGGTTACATAAGCTCCACCAAAATCAGTAGCTAAATGAACTGTTATATTTTGTGCCTCTGCTATAACCTTTAGCTTTGCTTCTTCAAATTCGGCTATTGCCTCGTCAAGCTGTTTTTCTAATTGCTTTAAATAGCAATCCGTTTTAGTTTCAACAATTATGAATGCGCCTGTTTCTAAAAGCTCATCAATCTCACTTTGGCTGTAAATAAGCACCTCATTGTCCTTGCTATCGAGGGAAGCGAAAACCTTATCCTTGCCATTTACCCCCACCAATTTGTAAGTTTGCCCAGCCTTTGTCTTTATTGTCACTCTGACGCACCCCCATCAATGTTGTGAAATTCCTCAAATTCCTGAATGTGTTTGTCCATCAAGACCTCAGCTATCGTTGAATCAAAATCATTAAGCAGGTTGTCATCAAAATCCCAAAAGCCAAGCATATCTTCTAAGACCTCTCTTAGCTTTTCAACATCTGCCTTTGAATCGTCTTGCCCTAATACTAAAATCTTTTCAACTGCTGTTTGTGTTAAGCCTCTTGCTGTAGCCATCATAGTAATTTCGCTCATTTACAATCCCCCTAATCTATAATTAGTGTATAGTATAGCTCTAATAAGGGTATATTGGAACATATAATAGCTACAATGATTAAGGTTATATTTGTGTATCAACCACAAACTTTAACTATGCCAGCCATAACGAAATTAACGCATGGAAGTGAAACACCATTCCCCCACATTTTATATTCAGCACTATCAGAATAAGGGTTTTTAAGCCACTTTATAATTTGTTTTATGCTTTTTGGTTTAGAAGACGTTCCAATAATTTTTCGGTGAGTTTCAAAAACATCAGCCCAAAATGATATATCAACATCGGTTGGGTTTTCAGTTTCCAAATCAGAACACCAAAAGCTTGGAAACCCTTGCAATTTTAGACACTCAAATGGTGTAAGCCTTCTTACAGTGTATGTAGGTTCAACTATTCCGTTTTGATAACCAGGATTAGTACCATTTACTATTGTATTTGCCTTTCCGTCCTGGCGATAACACTGGCTCTCTGCCTTCATTTGTGGGTAAAAGCTTGCTGGTTGTGCAACAGCTGATGGTCCCTGTGCATTTAAGGTAGATGTTTTACCATCTGCGCTTATCCCAAGGTTTCGTGCAAAATTTTGCCCACAATTAAAGGTTTCACGGTCAATTGCATATACAACACCATGTCGGTCAACAGTATTTAATGTAAAACTAACATCTTCATTAATACCATCGCCCCTTGGGCCATTCTTATCAGCTCTACCAATCATGCTACCTTGCAAGGCAACAACAGCAATACCACCTTGATTACAGGCAGGGTTGCCACCTGTTTGATCGATTGTTCTTGATGTTTCAGCTTCATAAATACCACTGCTCGGATTATCAGAAAGCATTGAATTACTTTTATCAGAGCAAATACCATAAGCCTTTTGTTCACTAACCACAAACGGTTGATTATTTCCACCAGTTCCGTAATTAGCCATAACTGTTTGTGCTACATCAAGCGGGCCTATAAAACGGGTATCCTGTCCGTGGTTTTCGAATACACATTGCGGACCTTTAAAATCTGAATTAAGCAAAGCAAATGCTGTATTTTCAGAAATAGGTAGACCTTTTTGACGTTCACTCATAATCGCAATACATAATTGATTGTCACCCATTTGTGCTCTTAATGTGCAAGCTTGCTCACATGAAAAATGACCTCCCAATCTGCTCATTGCTCCTGGTTCAAAACTGATTGTCTCTCCAGTGCAACTTTTAGCATTGGGGGTAATTCCTTTTCCCTCACCTGTGCTCTGCGAAGTATCCCCTGACATGCTCTCGGACTCAAATAATATTTTGGGTGCGGATTTTCCTCCAAAATCTGCGACAAGGTAGATTCTACGGCGTCTTTGGGCGACTCCCCAAAATTGTGCGTCGATTGTCCTATAGGCGATGGAGTAATTATCTCCCACGATTTCTCCTGCTGTAAGCCATTTGTCTTTTGGAGGCATAGGAATAGATATGGTTTCATCTTTAATTTTTGCGATTTCTTCAAGGACTGCACGGAAGTCTTTTGACTTTCCGCTACTGAATGCTCCTGGCACATTTTCCCACACGATAAATCTTGGATATTTTCCATTTGTAGCACACCTCATTTCTTTTATAACTCGTATTGCCTCATAAAATAGTGATGATTTTTCACCGCCTAAACCAGATCTACGCCCAGCCAAACTAAGGTCGGTACATGGCGAGCCAAAGGTTATAATATCAACTGGCTCTATTTCAGCACCGTTCATTTTACAAATATCACCATAATGTTTCATCTGTGGTATTCGTTTTGTGGTTACCCTTATTGGAAATGGCTCAATTTCACTTGCCCATACTGGCACTATACCATTTAAAATGGCTCCAAGTGGAAAACCACCAGAGCCATCAAATAGACTACCCATTTTTAGATTAGGCATTATTACACCGCCTTCTGTTGTTCATATTTTAAATATTTACTGCATTTATTGTAAACATAGTTTTTTATAGCTTGTGATGCCTCAGGGACGTCAGTTAAAATAGCAAATTCACCGAATAATAATTTTGCCCCTTCATTTCGCGCCTGCATAGCTTCAGTCTTATTAATATAATAACCTAAGTGTATATCTTTACCCCAGTACTTAATCCGTGCAACATATTTGTTTCGTGGCTTATAAAACCTTACACCAATTACTCCCGAAGTGTTGTTGCTCTGCAAATATTGGTTGCACTGATTTTGTTGATGAGTACATATTCTAAGATTATTTCTGCAATTATTCATTCTGTCACGATCAATATGGTCAACTTCATAGCCTTTTTGAGGATTAATTAGCCACTGGTATAAGGTACAGCCACTACTGTTGGCACAAGTCATTGCAGACCCTTTTCCTGTAATATACCATGTATGCTTTTTTGTTTTATCTAAATCACAAATGTCGATTATGAATTTCTCACCAGTAGGACAAGTCCCTAATACTGTCTTTCCTCCATTTATGATTTCATATTTATTCTTTCTTTTTGCCTTCATCGTATCACTCCACGAAAAGAAAAAGATACTGATCATTCAGCATCTTTTTCTATGTCAGAATATTTGATTTTCTTACCGTCTCTCAAAAGAAACACATCATCAGAACCGCCTTTAAATTCAATATATCTTTTCACCCCAACATCCACAAAGCGTTCTTCAAGCTCGATCGCATAACAAATTCTGTCTGTTTGCTCACAAGCTATAAGTGTTGAAGCACTACCAGAAAATGGCTCTAATACAATTCCATTAGTCATTGTGCTATTCATTATAGGGTAAGCCATTAGTGCTATGGGCTTCATTGTACTATGCAAAGGGCTCTTAGCTGGTCTATCATATTTCCATATAGTTGTTTGTTTGCGATCTCCGTACCATTGGTGCTTGCCATCTTTTCGCCATCCAAAGAGGCAAGGTTCATGTTGCCACTGATACGGTGATCTACCAAGAACAAGGCTCTGTTTCTCCCAAATGCATACGCCAGATAAATAGAACCCAGCATCTTGAAATGCTTGTCTGAAAATTAAACCTTTTGTATCTGCGTGAAAAACATATATTGAGGCATCTTTACTCATATGGCTATGCATGTTTGTAAATGCTTTCTGCAAAAATAGTAAAAAGTCATCATCTTTTAAATTATCATTCTTAATCGTACCTTGACCACCAGAATAAGATACTCCAAATGGTGGATCTGTTGCAACCAAATTTGCTTTTTGCCCTTCCATCAATTTTTCATATGTTTCAGGCATTGTGCTGTCACCACAAATTAAGCGATGCTTACCAAGTTGCCAAATATCTCCTGTTTTCGTAATTGGTATTTTTATTTCTTCAAGTGCCGTATCAGTATCGAAGTCATCATCTTTTGTATCCGGCTCACCAAAAAGTTCGTTCAATTCTGCAATGTCAAATCCTGTTAGTGATACATCAAAACCTACAGTGTCAAGTTCTTTAAGTAAATCTGCTAAAAGAGGCTTATCCCAATCACCGCTTACTTTATTAAGAGCTATATTTAATGCTTTTTCCTTTTGGTCATCAATATCAAGCACCACACATTCAATATCGTTATAGCCAAGTCCTTTTAGCACCTTATATCTCTGATGACCGCCTACTATATTTCCTGTAGCCTTATTCCAAATGACAGGCTCTACAAATCCAAACTCAAGAATAGACCTTTTCAGCTTCTCATACTCTGCATCTCCCGGCTTTAAATCTTTACGCGGATTATATTTTGCAGGGTTAAGTTTACTAATCAATATTTTTTGTATGTTCATTTGTTCCCTCCATCCTTACAGCCTTTTCGCCTGTAAATTCTTCCCAACGCTTAATTGCTAAATCACAATAAACAGGGGATACTTCCATTGCATAACAGCACCTGTCGGTTTGTTCTGCCGCTATAATTGTAGTGCCACTACCACTAAAAGGCTCAAGTATAATGCCATCTCTGTCACTGTGCATTTTAATACAACGCCAAGGAAGCTCAACTGGAAACATGGCCGGGTGCTGTTTCTTTGTCCTTACGGCTGTCATTTCCCATATGCCTGCATAGCCCCACTTTTTACGTTCCTCTTTTGTGAGACGTTTTGCAAATTTGTAGCTATGCCCAGCAAAAGCTGATAGCCACACATACTCTTGGTCGTTATACTCTTCTATTTCTTTTCCTGCAAAAGCTGTAATATATTCATATTGTGGGGCAGGTTTATTTGTTGCCAAGTGAAGTGGTGCAACGCCTGAACTCATACTTTGTTTTTTCCAAATCCTTATCCAAATAGGTCTAAACCCATTATCCGCAAACATCTGAATACTATAAAAACCAGTCGGCTCAATAAACTGTGTGCCGGTACATAACAAATCTAACATTTGCCAGCAGATAACATCAGCGTGATTTGTTATATTTTTTATAACGACCCTCATTGTTTCAAGCCAAGGCTCAATGCCCTCTTTTTCATAATTCTTACCCACTTCATCAGGTGGAGATGTTATAGCACATTGTGCGTGCTTACCATTCATCAGTTTTACAAAATCCTCTGACGATGTGCTATCTCCGCACATCAGCCTGTGATTTCCAAGGAGCCATATATCTCCCTTTTGAGTAATAGCACCTGTAGCTTCAATATCCTCTTTAGCCTTATCAACATCAAACTCATCTTGAACTGCATCTTTGGAGTAAAATTTATTCATAAGCTCTTCGACCTCTGCGGCATCAAACCCAGTAACTGAAACATCAAACGCATTGCTGTCAAGGTCTGCAATAAGTGAAGCAAGCTTATCTTCGTCCCATTCACCGCCAATTTTATTCATTGCAATATTAAGAGCCTTTTCGTTATCACTATCTACATCAATAATTATGCACTCAATTTCTGTATATCCAAGTTCCTGCAATATCTTTAATCTTTGATGTCCTGATACAACATTACCAGTACGTTTATTCCAAACCACTAATTCTATGTATCCAAAAGTCTCAATTGATTTTTTTAATTTTTCATATTCCTTGTCGCCAGACTTTAAATCCTTACGTGGATTGTACTCGGCTGGGTTTAACATTTCTGACTTTATTTTTTGTATGATCATGTTTATCAAAGCCCCCTAGATCTAAGCAAGCGTTCCATCGGGTCATCATCAACAGGTGTTGCACCTTTATAATCTGATGAGCAGTTTTCTTTGACCACTTGATAAATTAAAAACCAAATACTATTTGCCTGTTTTAAATAGCTCTGCGCTATTGGTACATATGGTGACTGAATTGGATTGCCTGATGTTGGGTGCTTACTTAAAAACCCATATGTTGATATTGCTTCTTCACACTGAACCACTCTTGCCACCGCCACAGAATATTGCTCGATAATTTGTGGGTTGATTAAATGAGCACAGCCCCTTTCATTTACCCACGCCCATGTAGCCTCGTATATTTCTTTTGCAATTAGTTCTTTGCCATCTCTTTGTTGCGCCGATAGATAATCTTTTGGCGTTGGCATTGTTACTCCGTGTATGTCAGCTATTTCGCCAAAATTTAGTACCTTTATTTTTCGCCCGCCTAGATTGCCTTCTAAGATTTTATCTGTTAAGGCTTTTTGCTTCCTGCCAGCACCCACTCTTGCACCACCACTGTTTCTATTTCCAGCCATAATATACCCCCCTTTTTAATCGCAATTTATATTCCCATAATTTAATTTAACAAACTCAACTTCTTCCTTCGCCACTCCGCCAAGATACCCAGCTATGTTTTGGCGTTTACAGTATTTTTTAACTGTATCTACTTTCAAGCCAGTTTTAGTAGCAATCATCCCATATCCAATTCCAATGGCTCTCAACTGTTTTATTCTTGTTGCAATTTCATCAGTTATAACTCTTTTCATTCAACTATTACCTCCATTTGATTTCTCCATTTTTCGAGCCCCATTTGATTGTTTATTTGAAATCATTTGATTGTTTTGGAGTCGGAATCAAATGAGATTTTTACCAACCCCACTATTTATAAGGGTTTAGCCCCGCTTTTTATTTCCCCCATTACCCCCATTTGAAATCGCTTTTTTTCGCGCGAAACTTGGCTGCGGTGTTGGTGTTTACAAATTTTGTAAATACACCCTCGCCCTACTCCCATAAGGGTTTCAAGGTTTAATCTTATTTAACTTTTAATGAATTTGTGTGTTTTTAGGCTATTTGTTTAGTATTAATGTTACTTTTTTCAAATCAATACTTGTATTCACGTTGCTGACGAACGGTTATCTTGCTGTGACAAGATTTACAGAGTGACACGAGGTTACCATAATCATTCGTTCCACCATTACGAATTGCAACAATGTGATGAACCTCTGTTGCTGGTTCCAACCCACCTGTTAGCATGCATTCTAAACATAATGGATATGCTATCAAATATCGTCTGCGTATTGCTCGCCACTTGCTATCATAGCCACGTTCACTTGGGTAGCCACGTTGCTTTTCGTACAACTTGCTGTGCTGTGGACAGTAGCTTTTGTTTGTCAACTCTGGACATCGTGGGTGCTTGCATGGTTTCTTTGGACTTGTTGGCACATTAATCACTCCTAAAAAGGGTAAGAGAAAAGCCCTTAGAGATAGTCCTCCAAAGGCTTTAACTTTTTATCTATTATTCTATATTAACATTATATCACAGGTGTTCGTGACATGTGTGACAGGTTTTAAATTACGGGTTATTTTTTAGATATCTATGTGCGGCCTGCTTAACACTAAATTCCGTTGCATAAACACTAATGCTTGCAGCCACTTGTTCCCAAGCAAAACCGTTAACATACCTAAGCGAAAGGATCATACGCATTTGGCTGTCCTCAATACTTTGTATGTAGCGATTAAGCTTGTGTAATTCATAAAAGCACTTTTTAAGATTTAGATCCAGCAAACCCTTTAAGTCAGCTATCTCAGCTGCATACTTACCGATTTTATCTGAAATACCACTTATATGTGGCATACCAGTTATTTGTGTTGTGCATGATGTTGCTATATCTTCCAGTTCCTGTAACCTGCGGTGCTGTTCCTCAATTTCACGATTTAAGTAATAAAGCTGTGATAGCTCTTTTTTAGTCATTCGCTTTTACCTCCATGCATCAAGTCATCCGGTTCTTGCCGTGCATTTATCTCCATAAGTGTTAAAGCCTTTGCCACCGTCAGTTTTTTATGTAATATGCAAGCTAACAGCGCTAAATAATTTGGTAACACTGGGTCATCATCTGCCGTGGGTCTATGTATAGCTTTTTTATTGAATATTCTTAATTGCATTTTACACCTCCAATTTTAGCTTTCAAAGCCTGCATAAGCTCTGTTTGTCCTTTTTCTTTTTTTACAATTGCTGCAATGACACTTTCGTCCATTGTGCCTTTTGTTACAATATGGTGAACGACTACTGTGTTTTTCTGACCTTGTCGCCACAGTCTTGCATTGGCTTGAAGATATAACTCCAAGCTCCAGTTAAGACCAAACCAGATTATAATGTGTCCACCTGACTGAAGATTAAGGCCATGACCTACACTTGCAGGTTGTGCCATAGCAATTGGAATCTTTCCCTCGATCCAATCATCACAGCTTTCCTCACTCCTTAGCTCAATAGCATTGAACCGCTTTGCTATTCTTGCTTTATCATGTTTAAAGTTATAAAATATAAGCACAGGCTTGCCATTTGCACTTTCTATTAAATCCTCCAAGGCATCAAGCTTTCTATCGTGAATGTGCTTTATTTCCTTGTACTCGTCATATATTGCACCGTTTGCCATTTGCAGGAGTTTGCCTGCAAGTACTGCTGCATTAACTGCATCAATATCACCAGTAGCAAATGGCAAAAGTGCATCACGTTCTAATTGTGTGTAGAGTTTGCGCTCGTTATCGTTAAGGCTCACTTCGACAAAATTGTCAATCCTACCAGGCATTTCAATATAATCGACAGCTTTCATGCTAATGCATATATCGCTTAGTTTGTCATATATAGCCTGTTCTGCACCTGCAAGAGGTGTGAATTTTATATCAATGTTAGTATTTGGTAGCCTAAAGCAGGAAAAGTAATCTCTCCTGTATTTACCTATAAATCTACCAAGCCTCTCACCTTTATCAAGCAAATATATCTGCGCCCATAAATCCACAAGACTGTTTGGTGCTGGTGTACCTGTTAGTCCAACAATACGTTTTATGTAGGGTCGCACTTGCTTTATCGCCTTAAATCTTCCTGAATCAGAACTTTTAAAGCTCGACAGCTCATCTAACACCACCATATCGTATGGGAAACTTTTCTTGAAATGATCCACAAGCCAAGCTACATTTTCACGATTTATTATATAAATATCAGCCTTGCGATTTATTGCTCTTATCCGCTCATCACGATTCCCTAATATTTTAGAAATTTTAAGATGCTTTAAATGTTCCCACTTTGCACATTCATTGGACCAAGTGTCCCTCGCAACACGAAGTGGAGCTACTACAAGCACCTTTGACACTTCGAAAGAATTATGCAAAAGCTCAACAATAGCTGTGAGGGTTATAACACTTTTCCCTAATCCCATTTCTAAGAGCAAACCACAAGCAGTGTTTTTTATAATAAAATCAACAGTGTATTTTTGGTAATCATGCATATCATCTCTGGTCACAATGTTTCACCCCATCAATAAATTCATCTACAGCCACTTTGCTATCAAGCACTAATACCTCAAAGCCTAAACCCCTAAGCATACCATGCACTTTCGCCTGCTTTGGTGTCACCTTTTTACCTTTGCTCTTTAATTCCACAAAGTATATACGTCCTTTCGGCATGAGCACTAATCTATCAGGAACTCCAGACATTCCAGGTGATATAAACTTTAATGCCATACCACCGTTATTTTTAATTTTGCCCCTCAAGTGGCTTTCTATCTGCCTTTCTAACACATTCCACCTCCACATTTAAGTAAACAAGGTAACAAAGTAGATGTTTTTCCTATACGTGCGTATACGTTATAGGCGTGTGATATTCTCTATTATTATATAAATATATTATCTCTATATAGTAATTCTCATTACCTTGTTTACTATTGCTTTTAACACTTATCCTTACAGCCTTTTTTCGAGTAAACAGGATAGTAACAAGCCTTTGCTCTTGTTTACTATGTACGTATGTAACCTCTCTGTGGGCCATACAACTTAAATTTAAAATTACCTTGTTTGTTTCCTGAATACTTTTTCCAACCATCAATTTTTGATAGGATTGCATTTATCTCATATGAATCAAACTTTTTAAGGTTAACCACGTCCTTGCAAAATAGCTCACACCATATTTCCATTACACAAACACGCTCACGTTTAACAGTTCCTTTCATTGGTGTGCCAAAGTCATTATTATGAATAAAGTTACGTCTATCCATAAGGCTTAAACTATCCCAGTTATCAGGCAATAGTAGATTAAGATACTCAATGATTACGCCCTCACGATCATCTGATTCCAAGGCATTACGTTGCTCCGCCATTGCAATTTCCTTGACTGAATCGGGCAAATCTATAATTTCCCCAGCTTTGACATGTTTCAAGGTTTCTGCCCATATTTGATCTACATCATCACTATTCATTTCCCAAACTTTTTTATTGCCAATACCAACGTTTACAGGAAGAAAGCGCCTGTTTCCTGTTATATCACGCAGAAATCCCTCTTGAGCATTAGTGCTACCTACTAGGATGCACTGACGGGGATGTGGCTCAACTCGTCTGCCGTAGCTCGCTCTGTACTTATCATCCTGCCTACTAACAAAGGAACGCACTGTTTCACTTTCCACCTTGCGAATACCAGCAAGCTCTGACACCTCCACAATCCAGCAACCCTGCAACTTTTCAGCACCGGTTTTGTCCTTCATATCAGCAATGGATAAGCTGTCCGAGTACCATTCTCTGCCCATTTTTGCAAATAATGTACTCTTGCCGATACCCTGAGCTCCTACCAAAACAAGCATAGGGTCAAACTTTATGCCCGGCTTATATATCCTTGCCACTGCTGCACACAATACTTTTCTTGTAATCTGCCTTGTGTAATCAGTATCCTCAGCACCTAAATAATCAACTAACAGCGTTTCAAGTCTTGTAACATTATCCCAAACAGGTAGGCTTTCCAGATATTCTCTAACTGGGTGGTAACTACGGTCATCCGTCACCTTCGTAATAGCAGTTAAGTAATTTTGGTTTGAGAACGCACCATATTTACTGTCAATATAGGCAGTTAGCTGTGCATCGTCCGCATCACGCCAATATTTACTCGGGTGATTCCAAGGAACACTACCTTTAATCTCCATTCCGTCGAGCAATTGATTAAATACTATGTTTTTCATAAAATCATCATTTTCGAGTATTATAATTAAGTTTTTTAAGCTGTTTTCAACCTCACCCTTTTTATTAACTGTAAGCTTTTCAATCCAATCATCGTCATTTACAGATGTAAAGTCTTTGTTTGCCTGAGCTTCGCGGTCCAGAGCCAGTTGCTTCTTAATCTCCGCCAGTCCTATAGTAAACTCCTGCATAGCCTGAAAAGATGGTAGCTTACCGGGTGAAATGTCCTCTGATGCTTTGATGTCCAAATCCCCAAACTTATGTATTCGAACCAAATCAAAGGCATTGCAGAGCTTACCACATGCTGGGTCAGTTGCATGATTAGAATAGCAAAACCTATCGTTATACACGACCACACCGGCGCTGCTATCAGCTGGTATATAATCGTAGCGACCTTCAAATGCACTTGGTTCGTATATATCTGATAGAAACTCTGCTATTGCCGTCTCTATTCCATAAGCTCTACAAAAGCTACCTACAATGCCTTCTTTTGTCAACGGGTCAGACTGCTTTGTTATTGTTCTTTTAATTATCTCTGTCTGCCTTGAGGACATTGGATACTCTTTTGTATTTCGCCAATCTGTATATCTTGCAAGCATTAAATCAGGGTCAATAAGTTGCCCATCCTGTTGCTCAAAAACAAACTCAGCATCACACGAAGTACTAGGCCAGTACATAAGCCGTGTGGGTTCGTAAGTGGAGTCGTCAAACATTTCAATTCCAATATCCTTTGCTATAAGCCTAGATATTGCCACATATTCATCACTCGAAACATTTCTCGCAAGAGGCAATATTAGCCGCAAGCGTGGCTTGTCTGATGTGTGTTTATGTGTACTATAAATACAACATGTGAAATCAAAGAACAAGGTAATACACTCCCAAATATCCTCAGATGCATAATCCATATCTAACGTAATCATGGAACGAAACTCGACGTGACCAGTTTTGCGCCTTCCATCTTTAAGACTTCCTGCAACAAACCCACCCACATCCTTTGTTGCATCTTGTTGTGGCTTGCTCATTTTCCTATATTCACTCATACTCTCGGCAGTGTGCCTTGTAACCCTTACTTTTTCGAGAAACTGATCCCAGGTTAGTTCTATAGGCTTCCATATTTTTGATGTTCTACTGTTTCCTACTGATATTATCATTTAATTTACACCCATCCTCTCCACTTAACTATTTTTTCCTCACTATTAATTCAAAAGATATTCAAGCTCTGCAATGTGTTTTTCTAGACCAATAATTTGTGCTTTCAAGTGGCTTATTTGCAGTTTGCAGTTCCGTTCCGATTCGTTTTTGGCGGTATTAGCGAGGTTTGTTGCTATTTCTGCTTCTCTCAACTTTTCTTTCAGCTTTGCGAAATGCTTGTTTTTCGAGATTTCTTCCTCCGTTAGTTTTATAATCAGTTCATCTTTTTTGCTTATTTTAACGGGAATCTCTTTGTCTGATTGGATATCATTTTTTATCTGGTCATAAGCTGCTCGTATCGTAAGTTTCTTATTATCAATCTGCCCCATTATGTCATCGCCAGCATGCTTTGCGATATATTTGACCCTATCGTAAGTCCTTCCACTTCCAAGTCCTGCCTTAACAGCAACAATATTACTCGTACGACCTGTTTCCCGATAGTGACCGCAGTCACTATCGGTGCTTTGATTTTGTTTTAGAGATGACAGTTTTCTTTTTTTTGCCTTTTCCTTCTCTATTTCTTCAATCAGCCTTGCAAAATCAAACCTTTCCGAAATCGTGAATTCTTCTCGCTGTACATTTTCGGAATACTCAATATTTAGTGCGGCTTCAGCATCTTTCGCTTCGACTACATTTGCATTTATTAATTCCTGCTCTAAATATTCACAAGCTCTTAATCTCCTAAGCCCCGCAAGTAGCTGGTATTCACCATTTGACAGTTGCATAACGGAGATTGGGTTTATAAGACCATTTAGTTTGATGTCATTTGCCAATTCTTCAATTTTTCCGACAACCTTACGAATACGTTCAATGATTCTTATTTTCCCAATATTCACTAGCACGACCCTACCTCCATTTTTAGTCTTTGCTGACCTCTAAGCCCTTTGTTGTAAAAATCCGTCAAGCACCAACACATGAGCCTTCTTGCCGTACCTTTCACCATACTCTCGGAGCTCAACCCACCATTTTGGATTATATATTGTCGTAATATTGCCGATGGCGGTACTGTTTCAAAACGGGCCATAAATCTTTCTTTAGTAATTTGAGCTCCATGTGTATTGATGAATGCTGAAACCCCAACCAGTATTTCACGTTGTTTTGCGTGTACATCCCCAGGCCACGTTGCCGCAATAAACTCAAGTGTTTTGTCGAATATTTCATACCCATACAACTCGCATATCAATTCGGTGGCCTTTACAGCATTAAGCGACTTAGGGTCACGACTGCGGTTTGAGCGGTTCATAATAAAGCCATTCTTATTTATAATGGCATTAATTTTTATACACATTTCGTCTCCGGCTTCAACACCTGCCAAAAATCGATCCTGCAGGGACAATCCCCTGCAATCCTTATTTTGATTACGAAAATAATCCGACTCCTCCTCATATGTTAACCCCTCTAAAACGATACAATTTGCGCTTTCAACATTATGTATCCTCATTGCATTTAACCGATGTTGACCATCAATAATATAATATTTGCCATCTCTTTTACTTACAATAAGTACGCCTACCTTTGCTGTATCAAACGCTTTTGCAATGCGCAAAGCTCTTGCATCGCTAACATTACGTTGATATGCGCCAACCGTAATCTCGCTAAGCATTATGTTTTCTATTTTTTGTTTGTTGTTAGTCATTTAATTACACACTCCTATTTTTATATTTAATCTTTTTTATAAAACGAACATTCGTATCCATCTACCTTAAGTGGCAAATCGTCTGCCCATGTTGGGTTAACACCCATTATGTCGCACATTTCCTTGACACTACCGAAGCCTGATGGTGCCTCAGCCACGGCTTCATCATGCACATGCATAACTATTTTATACCCTACATTATTAAGCCCTATCATAGCCTCGCCAAGCAAATCACGAGCCACAGCCTGGACAATGTTTTCAACGAATTTTGGTCCATACGAATCAATTCGACCCCATTTTTTTGATGCTCCTATTCCTTCATAAGTTACATTCAAACGGTCAAACTTGCCAATTTGCATTGATGGGTGAAAGTAGCAAAGTCTGCGCCCTGATGGAAGTATAAACATCAAATACCTGTCACCACCAAATTTACCACAACCTACTTTTATTCTGCCAACAGTTGTTGCCTTGCCCTTTGTGACAGCCTGCTCGGCGGCGTTGCCGATATCCCACCAAAATTGCACAATTGCAGGATTTGCATTTCGCCAAGCATTGACCAGCCCTTGTAGCTCATTTTCAGCAACACCCATCTCTATCGCTCCCATAGCAGTTAAGGCACCAACTGACCCACCGTAACCGAGGGCGAGTTCCGATATTTTACCTTTTTGACGTAGCGGTGAGCCTTTATCTATCTGCTCTATTGGCACATGGAACATTGTAGATGCCGACGCTTCGTAAATTTTGCCATGTGTGTTGAAAACATCTATTCTCCACTGCTCACCTGCAAGCCAAGCTATAACTCTTGCTTCAATTGCACTAAAGTCGGCTACAATAAATCTGCTGCCCTCTTGCGGAATAAACGCAGTTCGGATAAGTTCAGACAGCACCGATGGCACACTATCATACATTTGCTCTAAGAAATTGAAATCTCCATTTTTAACAATTTCCCTTGCAAGTTCTAAGTCTTTTAGATGGTTTTGTGGTAAATTTTGCACTTGCACCAAGCGTCCCGAGTTACCAGTTACCCATGCTCTACCATCCCGTCGGATTAAAAAATACCCGGTTGTGGTAACTGCACAATAAACCTTACCAGAATAATGGCACTTCAGTGGTTTAGTTTTTATTTCGTGACAGTTTTTCGGAGTCAACCAAATATCAACGACATAAGCATCGCTCCAGTTGGGGTGTTCTTCGCTTCTGCATTTCACCCTTATTAATGCACTCCTACCGCTTATGTGGGCAAATGCCTGTACAATATCAGCATTTTGTTTATTACAAGTACAATATTGAATACTGTTTTTAGCACTTTGATACCCATCCCAGTGTACAATTTCATCAAAGAACACATCCGCACTTTCGTCAAACAACCACGAACCAAAAGTTTTTTCCCTAAATAGCCTTAACCATAACGGTACATGTCTTGCAGTTATAGTAAACATAGCTGCTACCTTATTACCGGCTTTTTGCTCTGTTTCCAAATATGTAATATCGGCTTTCCTAAGCAGATAGCGGCAGCGTTCAATTTTTCTTTGTTTTACGAATTTCAATCTTATTCCTCCATCCGAAACATAATGACCATCAGCTTGAACCATCACAAGAACTCTCAATTGACTATGTTCGAGATTGGAGTTGATGGTACGAAACCCCGTAAACGGAATACTCGGTCGGTAATACTGCATATTTTCAACAATATCCGTTTGCCACGGAGCACCGTATCTACGTTTAACATACATTTTGTGGTCAGGTGTACTGATTTGAGAAATCCGCTTGTCTGAATAGATGTACATATCTCCGTTATAATCAAACTGAACTTGCTCTGCTTTTTGAAATGATACCATTTCACCCTTGGCACTCCAACATGCTATTTCACCGCCGTTCCATTCATCCAAACGCTTCCAGCCATTTTTCGTCAGCACCTCGTGGTCACCTGTCAAACACCAGCGCCCCGTCCTATTTGCACCGCAGAATTGAAACAATCCTTTCACTCTGCCATCACTGCAAACACTGCGTTTTATAGCCTCATATTTTTTGGTAGAGGTTTTTGACATTCGAAGCCTTAAATTCAATAGTTCCTCAATATCACCGTCATTCTCTTTTGCTAATTCCAAGACTGTTTTCTTTGATAAGCTATCAACCTCAAGACCATTATCTAGTAGCCACTGCTTGAGCTGTGCCACACTGTTGGGATTATTAAGACCTGTTAGTTTTTTTGCTTGTGCTAACGTATCTTCTTTGGCAAATGCATCAAATTTAATAGCATTTTCTACAAGCTTCATATCCACTAAAACTCCCGCATCATTTATCTGCTGATCAATGCAATACAGGGCTTGCTCATTAAACTTAAAATCGGACAGCTTTTTTCTAACGTCCCTCTCAACCTCTACATCTCGAATACAATACTTTTTAAACAGCTCCCACTTTTCAGGTGCATGGCAGGGTAGGTTTTTACGCCTACCGCCATTTACCTTTGTGGGTGAGCATGGAATACAGAAATACTTTATTAAATCCTTACCTTCACCCATTTTGCCTTGCTCAAGTTTTAATACATTTGCTACATTTGCAAGTGATGCTGGAAGTGATAACGTTGCTGCTTTAACAGCGGTACACTCCCAAGACAGCGGTGAAAGGTGTGTGCCTAAATGTTTGCCCAGGCACACTCTCTCAAACTGAGCATTAAAAGCTGATTTTATAATGCTATCATCATTTAACGCTTGTAAAACCTCTGCCGGTATATCCTCACCGTTTGCTAAATCAACTATATGCACCTCTGCATTATCGAAAGCATAAGCAAGTAGCAATATTGCAAAGTCGTGTGCTTCCACATATCTATATACACCACAGCTTATCAAATCTACGCTACTGTAAGTTTCTATATCCAGTGCTAACAAAGTTCATCATCCTCTACACCCTCGTAGCTATCAAAATCACTCTCAGCTCTACTGCGACCGCTAAGTGGCTCACCGTCTGATGTTTTTTGCAAGTTCTGCAATCCGCAAGCTATTCCTCTGTTCCCGTTAGAATTAAAAGCATAGAATGTAATGCTGGCTCTACCATAACAACCGCTGTAAACCTCGTCTTGGTCAAGAATAGGTTTTACCGCCTTGTCAACAATGCCAGGCCTGTCCTTACTGTTTGCATTAATGAAAAAACTGTTTACATAAGCCTCATCATCTGGTCTGTCAATGTCACCATCACGAAGTGGAAGCTTCATATTCGCAGGAATTTTACCACCAAACTTGGAAATGCCTTCCTGCTTTGCTGCTTCAATAGCTGCGTTAATATCTGCCAGTGTCTTCTTATCGCTCTTTGGAATAACAAGAGATACGCTATATTTTTCCTCACCACCGTTAATGCTCTTCGGTTCCCATATGTTTGCGTAACTAAAACGCACCTTGCCTGTAATAACCTTTGTTGCTGTGTTCTCTTTTTTCATGCTAATTTTCCTCCCCAAATTCATCCCCTGCTGCATTAAAATTTACAGCAGTTCGTTTATCACTATCTGATACTAAAGTTAATTTACCTTGTGGCTTTTCAACTAAATTCGCCAATATGTCGTTGAATGTTTTCTTGCCCAGCAGTTTTTCCATATCTGTTATACCAATAAGCTCATGAGTATGAAGCTCCTCATCAGTTTTCCCATAAGCAAGGCAAGCTTCAAGCACCAATTGTTTATCTTTGTACTTGCGATTGCTTCTGCCCGACACTACCTTAAACCCAACCCATTCCTTACCATCATTAATAGCCCTTTCTTGTGCATAGGCATATACATCATTTGCCCAGCTGATAAGCCCATTAAGCAGTGGCAATATTTCCTCCACCTCTTCATCTGATAATGTAGGCGATAGCACAAAGTCCCATTTAGCAAGCTCTAGACTTTTTTCGCTTCTAGCCCTACAAGTAGCCTTTGCCCTACAAAACCTACAAGTGTATTCACTTGGAGTAAACTCTCCCTCACCATTAAACGCAAGCACCGCCGCAGGTCTGAGTGTTTTTTCTGCCCATTCTTTAAGCTCTGCAACGCTCATTTCATCAATAGAAATGTTTTCAAGTCTTGGCTGACAAATGCTCATCCTTACAGTTTGAATGTCATACAGGTCATCAAATAATGCTAATGCACCGAGTGCGTATAACCTCATTTGTGGATTGCCTTCTGCATATACTGGCACACCCATCCCATATTTCAGATCTGCTATGTCAAGAACGCCGTCTGCAATTATAACTAAATCACCAGTACCAAAACCGTCAGCACAATAGTGTGAATAATCCAGTCTTTGCTCTATTAGAATAATTGGATCATTACAACGTTGCTTTGCTTGTGTGATTAAATCAACAGCATAATTTACATAATCGTCTGTATAATTTTCCATTTCCTCACAGTCAAATTTGCTTACTGGTTGCTTGCTTTTTATACCGAGAAATTTGCGCAACTTATGTTCTGATAAATTATGTGCAGCAGTGCCTTCCTCTGCAAAAATACTCGTGGTATTTTCAAACTGTTCCTCAAGTCTTGCTGATGGTGTGCAACACATCCACCTGTGTGCGGATGAAGCACTAAGTAGCGCATGTTTACCCATTACAGTAAACCTGCAGCTCTCAAAATATCTGCATAGCTTTTCGGGTCAATATCAGTAAGTTTGCTTGCACCAAATTTATTAAGCAGCTCTGTAATCGACTTACCCTCTTGTTTTTTAGCTGCAAGCAAAGCCCTAACGTCCTCAAGGGTTACTTCTTTTACTACCTTTGGTGCTTCTATGTCTGGTGAACATGGCGTTTCACCCTCTAACAGAGCTTTTGCTAAGGTTTCAATACTTGCTGCAAGTGTCCTTAAATCCTCTACTACTGATAAAGCTAATTTAATTTTGCTCATTGGCATTAACCTCTCTTTCTTCACATCTATCTGTGAAATATCTGACCTGAATTTTCATTTGCTGCGCCGCCTTTAACTCTAACCGCATACCACCAGTTAACTTGTCACCAAATAACCAAAGCTGATTGCACCGTTTCAACATTTCTATTCCAAGATGAATTCCTGTGTTTCTTTCATCAGGTATGCTTTCATCAAGAAAATTTGGATTGTGCAAATGTGGTGCATACGGCACAAAACCTTTAGAATATGCAAACCTGCAATACCCTGATGCCCTTTTTGTGTTTCGCTCTATGTCACCACTAAATGGTGAACATATGAATACTAATTGCATTAAGCTTTCACCTCACTCGCCTGTGGTGACTCGCTTTTTTGCTCATTAAGCTCTAACATTCTCCTAGCCAGTCTTTTTGAAACAATGCTTATAGCTGTAAGCACACCTACCATTTCATCCTGCATTTCTTGGTCTACTACTTTTACATTCATGCGTTTACCTCCTCATTTTTTGGTAGAGAATTTATCCCTTCACTTATTAGCCAACGGGCAAGGTACTTTGGTAACCAAATTTATAAAAAATATTTTTTAAGCTTGTCCAATATCTTTTTATGCCTTTTTTGCACAGCAACATGGGAAATATTTTTTTGTTTGCCGATTTCTCTATATGTAAGGTTTTTACAATGAATATCTGATATCAATTCTTGTTCCTCTTTATCCAATTCAAACACTGCCATTTGTAAAATATGTAACATTGCTTTATCGATAACAGCATCTTCGGCACTCTTATTATCTGCGAAATCAGAGCCTTGCTCCATGAGGCGTTGAACGGAATCCTCTTTGCTTTCTACAAAAGTAATTTTTTCACTTTTTATATCAATACGTCCGACTTTAATATCATAATTAAAGTACCTTTCACGCCTTGCACCTTGGTAATACGCTTTGTAAACCTCTTCTGTAACCGGTATTAATTCTTTTCCAATTTTGATAAACTTGTCCATTTTCTCTCCTCCTAATTTTTGATTGAATATTTTTATTGCAAAAAAAAAGATAAAAAAAGAGCCCAACAAATAGCTTTAAAAGCTACTTGTCAGGCTCGTATGTCGCATTCGCATCGTGCTCTGTACTTAGTAATAAATTAACTTACTTTTTTAACCGCAATTTCATTTTTGCATTTTTGGCATTTTATGTAGTAATCCGCATCATCACTTTGACTTGCTAACTTTACCTCAGTGATTACCCTATCTCCAGTGCCCAGAAGCCACCATGGGCGAGGACAACATGGACAAAGTATTTTTTTCATAGAACACTCTCCTTTTTTAATAAGTTTCTTTTGAATTTGTTTCGTCTTCATCTGCTCATTATATATAATTGACATAACACTTGCCAAAGAGTACAATAAAAATATACCACGAATTTGCCTTTATTCTAAACATTTAACAAATAATAATTTTATGTAAGTGTTTATCAATTTTCACTTACAATAATAAGGAGTTTTTAACATGTATTGTGAATTAACTATTGGCGAAAGATTGACAGACTTAAGAATGAACTTACCTCGTGAAAAAGGCAGGGCTGTTTCACAATTAAAACTGGCAAAAAAGCTTGGTTTATCAGAAATAGCAATCGCCCACTATGAAATGGATTCAAGAAAACCAACCTTTAAAGCATTGAAAGCTTATGCAGAATTCTTTAAGGTTTCAAGTGATTATTTACTTGGTAATACGGAGTATAAAACACTTGATGAATATGCAATACACTTTTCAGCTAGGCACGAAAGAGTGGGTGACAAATACTCTTTAGAAATATATAGGGCTGTGAGCGAATGCTATTTATCATTTGAAACTTATTATTACGAAAAGTATGCTTACCCAGAATACACTGATGAAAAAATATTTCCTACAATGTGCAAGATTATTCATAATCACTTAAAAAATAAAATTTCTTGTTATTCTTTATTATCAGATAATTTAGAAGTTTGTAACATACGCACTTATGAGGATTTGCAGAAAACTATTAGAGAGTATTTGAATAATGAAAAAGCAACTTGCATTAATGGTGAAATAGTAGATGAACTTATAAATTTAAGCCAAGTATAGCAATACGTCGTAATTGACACAGTCCACATGTGTAACAAAGAAATCAGTCTATAAATTTTTAATAATCATATTAGCTAAATAGCTTACACTATTGGTAAAAAATATACAGCGAAATACTCGCTGTAATATTTAATTGAGCTATATACAGTC